ACCCACATTTTGGACAAATACAACTCATTTCAAAGTCATCGGTATCAATTTCTTTGGTTTTGCTATCTTCGACCAAATCAGTACCATCTAAAAACATATTGGCAAGTTCTGTGCCATCAAAGCCTATCAAGCCCAAATCAAAATCTAACTCTTCCAACTGCTCAAGTTCTATTTTAAGCAACTCGTCATCCCAACCCGAGTTAAGAGCTAGTTTATTATCCGCAATGATATAAGCCTTCTTTTGTGCCTCGCTTAAATCACTTAGCGTAATTGTCGGCACTTCATCCATTTTCAGCTTTTGCGCGGCCATGATACGGCCATGACCTGCAATAATGCCGCCTTGACCATCAATCAAAACAGGATTCGTAAAACCAAACTCTTTTATGCTTGATGCGATCTGTAAAACTTGCTCGTCACTGTGCGTCCGCGAGTTATTGCAGTAAGGTATTAGCTCTTTGATATTTCTATATTCAACTTTTAAATCAGTCATTACTTAAACAACCCCAATCAACCACAACACAAAATAAACTATCCAGCCAGCGCTACACACAACAGCCATAAAGCAGAATATTAAAAATGCTTGGAATAGCTGCTGAATGATTTTCATTTAATCACTAACGCAATTAACGCAATAAAAAATGCACTAACAATCAATCCTAAACCTGTCAGCACCCACGTCCTCAACTCTAACAACGCAGGCATGTGTACTTCAATCGCATCTAATCGCCTATCAAGGCTATCTATTGTTGATGATTGATGCTCTATGCACTGCATAATGCTTTTATTCTGTTCTTGAATAACAACAAGCTGCACTAATGACTCGCTGATTTTAACAATCGCGTCATTTAATCGCGTGTAATCACGCACTAATATATTGTGACCGTTTTCGAGATTTTGCAAACGCGCCTCGTGTTGCTCACTCAATTCTAAGCCCCTTATTCTTCGCCTTCGCGCAAAAACACACCGATAGCCGCGCATATTGCAGCCGCAGGTACGGAGTAAGGTGCAAACACTGGCACACTAGACAATGCAGCCAATGCAGCAGACAAACTTGCCCATGTCGAAGCCTCTTTGAATCTTGATGTTTTCATAGCTTACGCCTCGTTTTTAGATAACTTTCCGTCACTATTTAACGTGGGCAAATGAGAATTTGTAGGGATGGGATATTCGTTCGGCCAACGAAAACCCGCTACTCGCTCAATTTGAAATGGCGACACTTTGACTGCATCACCTTGATTACCACCTAAAACCATTAAATTCTTATTCACATCTTGGCCGACCACAAAACCAACATGGCCACCGCCTTCACGCTCAAAGACTACGATACAGCCAACACATGGCTGCATTATTTTCTGCCCCCAGTTTAGCCAATCCTTTGCTCTCATCCAGTATTTGGGCAACTTGCACTCTGCTTTTTTTATGCAGTGTGCAACGTAAACTCCACACCACGGAACTTCATCATCTGACCACCACGCGCCTAGCAACTTTAGCCACACGATGATAAAACCGTTGTGTTTTGCACCTTTGATTTCTTTAACGCCAATATGTCTCTGAGCCTCGATAAGCCACAATGGTTTAGACATATCGACCTCAAATTTTAGGCATAAAAAAAGGCCGCTTTTGGGGCGACCTTTGCTTAATCAATAAAATGACCAGCTTAGATAAAATATAGTCTCACAGTCTCACGATGTCAAGCTGTTAAAAAATAGGTGTAGTTAAAATTTAGTGTATAACAAAATCAGCAACTTAGAGAGTTAGTGACTTGTTATACACCGCTCTTAGGTGTCTAACTATGAGTTAGATACTCATAGCCAGTTGTTTCGTGGCCATATCAAACCGCGCCTTAGCAGCATCAAAATAGTCTTTATCCAACTCGCACCCCACAAAATCAACGCCAAAATAGTGGGCGGCTATGGCACTTGAGCCACTGCCTAAATGCGTGTCTAAAATCTTTTGACCTTTTTTAGCGTAGTTCGTTAAAAGCCATTCGTACAAGGCAACGGGTTTTTGTGTTGGGTGTATTTTGCTTTCATAACCTGCGGAAAAATGGTGCATTCTGAACATTCGCACACTTCTTTCAAAACTTGTCCATGCTAATTCCGCGTCAGCCATTGGGTTTGTACCATTCATCTTATCCCAAATGCAGAAACAACGAGTTGCGCCCAAGTAGTCTAAAAAATAATTCCCTCCCCATATAATCTGATTTTTTGTTATTCTTTTCAGCTCATCAAAGTATTCTTTTTTAGGGATAGCATCGTCCCAGTGGCCGCCAGTTATTCCATTACTTCCTTTCATCATCGAGCTTTTGCTTGCTACCGTTTTTTCCATTTGCTGAACTATCCCAATCCCATAAGGTGGGTCAACTATAGCCAAATCAAAGTATTTATCAGGCACAGTAGTCATATATGCCATGCAATCACAATGCAATAACTCAATCATCGTATGCCTCGCATCTAACTCTACGTCAAGTGCGACAAATACCCAGCCGACAACGGCTTATCTTTTGACGTTTGTGATTTCTGTTTTCTGCATAAATCGGCGCGGGTATTTGCGCCTTACGCACTTAGTTAGACGACATTGGCCGTGGCCAGTAGTGCCATTACCTCAAGCCATTTTTCGTGCGACATATCGCGCCTAGACTTCGTACACACTGGCATTAGCCAGTATCTAACAGCCTGCGGCGAAACATTTAATGTTGTCGCTAATGCTGCCTGCGTAACGCCTAGTTTTTCAATGGCTAGGCGTAAGTTTGTGGGCGTGTAGCCCACTTCAAAATTAGTACATATCATTATTATCAGCCGATAAACTTGCAATCCATTCCCCAACTGCTTTTAAGTCAAGATTCATGTCGTCAGGCTCAAATGCGTCAATAGCTTTTTGCGCTTTCATCCAAGTGTAAAAAACCGCTTTTACTGCCACAACTGGTGACTCAACAACAAACTCATGAGGCTGTTCATGATGGTCTGTCAATGCTGCGAAAATCACTTCAAAAAGTTCTTTGTCTTGAGTTGTTACAATATTAAATGTGTTCATAATTTTTACTCTACGTTGTGGGCTGCGTTGTGCTTCCCTATGTCTGTATAATAGCAACATATTGTTGCTATGTACAGCACTATTTAGAGTTATTTTTAATATATTTTCTAGGGCTTAAAAGTCTTTCTAACTCTCGCTTAACAACGATAACAACCCAGCCGCTTATCGTTTACTTTTCTACGCTTTTGGCATAGTCTCAGTTGCTTACGGTAGTAGGGTTGTTGCCTGTTAGTTCAATAGTTATCCCTGCAAACAAACATCTTTCAAAATAACACTCAAGTCTGTTGAGACGGTTTTCTCTAGCTCGTTAAGCTGATCTGTTATCGCCTTCTTTTTGCGAAAAATAGTCGCCCTTGATTGATCGCACATATCCACAATCCGCTCAATAAACCCGCGTTTAACACTGACACTCGCCCACGTCCAAATGATTAACCGCTTAAAGTCGTCGCTTACGCCCTCACAAACAACAGCCTTGACCAGCTCATTAACTGCATTGGCTCGCTCCTGCTCATCAGCCCCATACTTTGCCACCACGGCATAAAACGCACTCAGCGACGTATTGCGATGAATCCTTGCCCTCGTCATTGAGTCTTGAGTCAATCTATCGTTAGCCGAAAGCGACTCGATCTCACTATGTTTTTTCGTCAAATCCTCAACATAGCCGCTTGAATATTGAGTTTGCCACTGTGCAGGCTTGCACGACGGGATTGAGTCAACAGCCATTGCTCTAATGATTGCGTGTTGCTCATTTCTATAGACTGCTAGACTAGACATAAACACCTCACTTAACAGGGCAAAAAGAAACTGTAACCTCTGGACAAAACGCGGGCTGATTCGCGCAACTCGCTAATAAAAACAGGATTAACGCAGCGCACAGACCAAGCACGATTAGTTTTAAGTTGCTCATCATGCCCACCCATATTGACGACTCAGCGCCAACGCCGCATCAATGCTATTAACAACAGCCTTTTGCCCTTGCCAGTTACCATGCCAAATAACCTGCGCTGTCGTGAGAGCTTGTGCTGACTGACACTTGCGGCCATCTTTCACTTCAACGAGCAAATTGACCCCTGCTTTGCCAACCACTAAATCAGGAAACCCTTCACCAACCGCGTGCATCAACGAAACAGAACAACCAATTTTTCGAAAAAACGAAACGATCTCATGTTGGTTTTCGTCAACTTTTGCGGCTCTCATTGCTTCGACTCCAAGTAAGTCATGTACTTTTCTAAAAAGTCTTTGTACTGCTCAGGCTTGCCAAACGCCTCGACACCACTCACTAGCGTCACGCGAAAATTATAATCACTGACCATTCCGACAGATTGAACCCGTTGCAAATCCACCAATTCTGAAAGCATGAATGTACGCTTGCATTTATTAACACGCTCTAAAATAGATTCATTCATTACATCATCACCCGCGCAGTTACCAAACATTGAGTACAAACTGGTAAATAATCGTCTTTATCTAAAACCTCTTTTTTAACTTGTTCGCGCAAATCAGATAATTTACAACGCTCAGAAGTCTTAAAATTAAAATGGTCTTTTATTTTTTTTAATCCGTCATAACTTTCTGTAATGACTTTTACCGATACACTCCAAAATCTAGGCTCTAACGCTAACTGACTGATACGCCCGTTTAGCGTCTTGAATCCCTCGTGTTCATAGGTTGCTGCATCGTATTGAAGGAAATGTTTGTCGCTTGGTTTGAGTGCTGTTTTCATAATAAGCCATCACTTTAGTTGTTTTAAAACGCCAAAACAAAATTAATATAAAACTCATCGCGTGTTACAGCCCATGTTTTTCTATCATCATCAACATATACAATTAAAATTGGCTGCAATTCGTGATCTTTTG